GAAGCCGAGATGGAGTTTGCCAAGATCCGGGGTGAGATCGCCATGCGGCAGGTCGAAGCGCAGATGACGATGGCCGAGATGGACACGATGGCTCAGGCGTTCAAGGAGCAGTCCGAGACCGCCAAGAATGCCGGGTGGTTTGTCTCTGCAATCTCAGCGCTGGTGCGCCCGATGGTCACTTACGCCTTCCTGGCTCTGTACGCCTCTGTGAAGATTGCTGCTTTCCTGATTGCCATAGAACAGAACGGCAACTGGAAGGAGGTCTTGGTCACGATGTGGGGCGCAGACGATCTTGCTGTCTTCAACATGATCATCTCCTTCTGGTTTGTCGGACGGGTGTATGAGCGGTCCAGCAAGTGAGGCGGTAGACATCGCCGCTGCTCTGTGTCGCCCTTTTGAAGGGCTAAGGCTAAAGCCATACATCTGCCCAGCGGGCTACCCCACGATTGGCTATGGAACCGTTTTCAAGCCTGACGGCACCAAAGTGACGATGGAGCACCCCGAGATCACCAAGGAGGTCGCGGATGAGTGGTTGCTGTCTGAGCTACAAACGAACTATCTGGCGGGGGTTTTGAAGGCTTCGCCGGGGTTGCTTGCGTTTCCAAAGGCCCTTGGGGCTATGACCGACTTTGCTTACAATCTTGGCGTGGCCCGGTATCGCGGCAGCACCCTGCGGCGCAAGATTGACGAGCAGGACTGGGACGGTGCCAAGGAGCAACTGGCTCTGTGGGTACGCGGTGGTGGACGAGTGTTGCCGGGACTCGTCAGGCGCCGCGCTGCGGAATCCGCCTTGTTGCCTTTGTGAAGCGTATGCGCTATAATTCACGCCAAGGTAGAAGCGCGCTGCACCAGCGGCTGCTGAAGAACATTCGGGAGCCCAGCGCATGAGCTACACCATGACCTACGACAGCTTGCTGGTCGACGTGCGTCGCTACCTGGAGCGTGGGTTCACCGCAGAAAGCGATCAGCTCGTCTACGAGCAGTTGCCCCGGCTCATCACGCTGGGCGAGCGGCGCTGCGCCCGTGAGCTGAAGGTTCAGGGTTTCATTCGGGCGGTGCAAACCCCGCTGCAAGCCGACGTGGCCGTCTACCTGAAGCCCGACCGCTGGCGCGACACGGTCAGCATGACCGTGGACGGGAGACCAATCCAGGCCCGCTCGTACGAGTACTGCCGCGGCTACTGGCCGGATGAGGCCGAGACGGGCACGCCCGAGTTCTACGCCGACTACGACTATCAGCACTGGCTGCTTGCGCCGACGCCGGCCACGGCGCAGACGCTGGAGGTCTTGTACTACGAGCAGCCCGCGCTGCTCGGCGACGACTCGCAAAGCAACTGGCTCACCGAGTACGCGCCGGACGTGTTGCTGTACGCGGTGTTGTTGGAGGCGTCACCTTTCCTGAAAAACGACCAACGCATCGCCACGTGGCAGGCGATGTACGACCGCGCCGCGCAGGCGCTCAGCGGCGAGGACCTCAAGCGCATACTGGACCGCGCCGCCCAGCGGAGTGAAGCCTGACCATGCCTACTTACACCGACGTCTTCGGCGGCGCCAACATCTACCCGAGCGAGATCACGTACAGCGCGGTGGCGCTGAGCGCGGACATTGTGCTCAGCTGGCCGGAGGAAACCTCCACCAACACCAACCTCGCCACCCGCATCATGGACGTGACCCCGTCCGGCGCGGGGTTCAGCGTCTACCTGCCCGAGGCGAACAAGACCGCCACCGGCAACACGGTCTTGTTCAACAACCGGGGCGGCTCCAGCTTCACGGTGCGCAACTCCGCCGGCACGCAGGTGGCGGTGGTCGATTCCGGCGAGCTGTGGCAGGTGTACTTGGCCTCCAACACCACGGCCGCGGGCACGTGGCGGGCGTTGGCTTACGGGGTGGGCACGTCCACGGTGGATGCGTCCTCGCTGGCCGGCACGGGCATCGTCGCCGTGGGCACGCTGCTGTCGCAGTCGGTGCCGGTGAGCGGCTTCAACAGCAACTACTCCGCAGGCGTCAACGACCGTGCGGAAATGTTCCTTTGGACCGGCGCAGGCGGCACGCTCACGCTGCCGTCACCGGCCACGGTAGGGAACAACTGGTTCTGCTACCTGCGCAACGCGGGTTCTGGCGCCGTGGTGGCAGACCCGTCCGGCGCCGCCACCATCAATGGGCTCTCCACGTTGAGCTTTCAGCCGGGCGACTCGGCCATTATCGCCACCGACGGCACCAGCTACTACACGATCGGCTTCGGCCAGCAAGCGATCTTCGCCTTCGACTACACCTCGGTCAGCGTGGCGGGCACCGGCAACTACACGCTGGCCGGCGCCGAACTGAACCGCATCGCTTACTCATTCACCGGGGTGCTGACCGGCAATCGCAACGTGATTGTGCCCGCCACTGTGCAGCAGTACTGGGTCGGCAACGACACCACCGGCGCCTACACGCTGGAGGTGAAGACCTCGGCCGGCACGGGCGTGTTCGTGTCTCAGGGCGAGCGGGCGATTCTGTTCTGCGACGGCACCAACGTGCTCAGCGCAAGCACCCAAGGCGTCTCGCTGCCGCTCACGGTGGCGCAAGGCGGCACCAGCGCCACCACCGCCTCCAGCGCGCGCATCAACCTGGGCGGCACGTCCACCGGAATTGCGGTGTTCACCGCGGCGGACCAAGCCGCCGCCTACGCGGCTCTAGGCGTCGCGCCCGCAGGCGTGGTCATGGGCGGAGCGTTCTGAGACCATGCCCGGCGACAACAAAACCATCGTGCTCCGGTCCACCCCGGGCATCAAGCGCGACGGCACCAAGTACGAAGGCGACTTCTACGTCGACGGCCGCTGGGTGCGGTTTCAGCGCGGGCTGCCGCGCAAGATCGGCGGCTACCGCTCGATCAGCAAGTACCTGACCGAGATCAGCCGTGGGTTCACCACGTTCACGCAGCAGCTGCTGCAGTACTGCCACTCGGGCAGCGCCACGCGGCTTGAGCGGTTCACAATCGACGCCAGCAAGAACAGCTCCATCATCAGCAACCGCACCCCCGCCGCGCTGACCGCCTCGGCCCAAAACCGCTGGATGTTTCAGTACATGTACGATAGTTCGTCAACGCTAAACTCGCTCATCGCTCACGTGGCGCCGAACGCGGCTTGTTTGTGCAATGACGTGGGCGGGCAGATCTTCATCGGTGACCTGCTGGGCACCAGTGCGTTGACGCAGATCACGCTGCCCGCGGGGGCCAACGCCACCGGGGGTGTTGTGGTGCTGCACCCGTACTTGTTCTACTACGGCACGGCCGGCGTCCTCGGGCACTCGGTGGCCGGCGAGCCGACCGACCTGACCGGCGCGGGCAGCGGCATCGCCCGCCCCTGGGGCCAGAAAATCGTGAAGGGCATGCCGCTGCGCGCGGGGGCGGGCTCGGCGCCTGCGGGTTTGTTCTGGGCGTTTGACGCGGTGATTCGGGCGACGTTTTCGGGCGGCGCCACCGTGTTCCAGTACGACGTGATCGCCACCGACACGTCGATTCTGTCGGCGGACTGCGTAGTGGACTACGACGGCGTGTTCTACTGGGCCGGGGTGGACCGGTTCTTGATGTTCAATGGGGTGGTGCGGGATGTGCCCAACTCGCTGAACTTGAACTACTTCTACGACGGGTTGAACCCCACCCAGCACAGCAAGGTGTTCGCTTTCAAGGTTCCGCGGTACGGCGAGATCTGGTGGTGCTACCCGCGCGACGAAGCCACCGAGTGCACCCACGCCGTCATCTACAACGTGCGCGAGAACACCTGGTACGACACCGAGCTGCCCGCGTCGCTGCGATCGGCGGGGGCGTTCAACAATGCGTTCGCCGCGCCGCTGCTCACCGACGCGGTGCCCACCGCCAACGGCTACCGCGTCTGGATCCACGAGCAAGGCGCTGACCAGATCGACGGCCAGAGCATCGAGCCGATTCAGTCGTACTTTGAGACCGCTGACCTGTCCACGCTGCCCGCGGGCGACCCCGCGGCGCTGCGCATCGCGGCGATCGAGCCCGACTTTGTGCAGTCGGGACCTATGAGCGTGCAAATTACCGGCCGCGCCAACGCCCGCGCTCCTGAGGTGACGAGCACCGCCATCACGTTCCCCGCCTCCGCCGCGCAGCCCTACGAACAGATCGTGATGCTCAAGGAGCAGCGTCGCGAGCTGCGGGTGCGCTTCGAGAGCTACGCCGTAGGCGGCGACTACCAAGCCGGCCAAATCATCGGGCACGTCGCGCCGGGCGACGGCACCATGCTGGGCTGAACGCAATGTCCAACATCACCCGCCCCACCGGGATGGCGCTGCGCGACTGGGCCGATCAGCTCGTGCTCGACCTGGACAACTACGGCGCGTTCGGCAAGTTGATGAACGACGCCGAGTGGCAGGACTGGGCCGTCCAGTTCACCAACAACACCACGCTGGGGCGCAACCTGCCCAACCCGTATGCGTTTTCCGACTGGCGCGACTGGGCCGAGCGGATGGCGCAGCTGCTTTCTTGAACAGGTCAAACATCATGGACATTCGCCAACTCACCGCAGCGCTGAGCCAAGCGCCCGAGTTCCAGCCCGCGCTGCGTGCCGCGGCCGATGAGCTCAGCGATGCCTCCCCGGAGCAAGTCGCCGAGCTCATCAAGCTCATCGAGTTCGCCCTGGAGCGCCCTCAGCAGTACGCCGAGATTCGCGCCGCGGCGGTGCGCGACGACATGGTGGAAGAAGGCGACCTGCCCGAGCAGTTCGACGCGCAAGCGCTGTTGGCCGTCTTGGTGGTGCTTTATCGCTTGAGCGAGGGGGTTGATGGCGCCGAAGTCGCCATGCGTCGTGGTGGGCTGAACCGGGTGCGCACGCTGGCCGGGCGGGGGCGGCTGGGCGACACGATGCTGGCGCACATTTCGCCGGAAGAGGCCGCGTTGCTCAAGGCGCGCGGCGGCGCCGGCACGCTCAACCCCGAAACCGGGTTGCCGCAATACTTCAAGCTCAAGAAGCTCATCGGCGCCATACTGCCCATTGCGCTGAACTTCATCGCCCCGGGCATCGGCACCGCGATCGGCGCCGCGCTTGGCGCCACCGGAACCGCAGCTACCATGATCGGACAGGCCGTCATTGGTGGCGTGAGCGCCGGCATCAGCGGCGGCAACGTGCTGCAGGGCGCGGTGCTCGGCGGCCTGGGCGGCGGGCTGGGTTCCACGGTGGGTGGCGCCGCCAGCGAGGCCTTGGGCCTCGGGCTCGGCCAGACAGGGCAGCAGCTGCTCGGCGGCGCGCTGGTGGGCGGGGCAACCGGGGCATTGACGGGCCAAGGCTTCGGCCGCGGGGCGCTGATGGGTGCCGCGGGGGCAGGGCTGGGCGCGGCGACGCAGGGCGTAGGGTCGGGTGCACTGGGGGCCGGGATTGGTGCCGGTGGCCAAATGGCGGGCAACATGCTCACTGCGGGCTACAAGCCCAAAGAGGCGCTGGCGGGCGGAGCGTTGGCCGGGCTTGCCGCGGGGCTGACCAGCGGGTCGGCTGGCCCGGGCATGCGCGCGCCGAAGCCTTCCGACCTGGCTTTGGAAGGGCTGCGCGCCCCAGCGGATTACGGCCTGACCAGCCCCGTCGGCGCCGAGGTGTCCGACTTGGCGAGCCGGTACGGCGCTGAGCCGGCCGGCCCGGGCGTCAAAATGCCCGGCGCGCAGCAGGCCGTGGGCGAGGGCATGGTCGCCGGGCCGGGCGCCAAACTGCCCGGCACGGTCGGCGACAGCATCGGCCGCGCTCCACCGGCCGGCATGTCTCCGCTCAAGACGCTGGGCACCTTGTCGATGCTCAGCAGCCTCGCCGGCACGCGACCCCCGGAAGTGAACCAGGCGATTCAGACGCTCAACCCGCGGCAGCAGGAGTACTTCAACCGTCCGAGCATTCAGTGGGACTGGGGCAAGATGCAAACCGACGCCAACATGCGCAACATGTCGCTGGCGCAGTTCATGGCGGCGTACTGGCCGCAACTCACTTCCGGCGCGTACAACACAACGCCGGCACCGGCAGCGGCCCCTGCTCCCGCCGCGGCAGCGCCCGTTCCGCCCGCTCAGCCGCCGCTCGATCAGGGCGGAGGGTATGCCCGCGGCGGGTACGCCTACGGCATGGCCGGGGGCGGGTTGAGCGCCATGGCGCGGTTGATGCGCGGGGGCGGCACCGGCCGCGACGACACCATTCCGGCCCGGCTGTCTGACGGCGAGTACGTGATGGACGCCGAGACGGTGGCCATGCTGGGCGACGGCTCCACCAAGGCCGGCGCGCAGAAACTAGACCGGATGCGCGAAGAGCTGCGCCGCCACAAAGGCCGTGCGCTGTCGCGCGGCAAGTTCAGCCCCAATGCGCGCTCGCCGTTGGCCTACCTGAAGGGAGCTTGAGATCATGAGTCTGTTTTCCGGCACGCCGCAAAAAGCGCCTAGCTACACCACCTCCACCACGGAGACGCCGCAGTGGATGCAGGACGCGATCTACAACCAGGTGCAGTGGGCGCAAAACATCGCCAACATGCCGTTCCAGCAGTACCAGCTGCCGCGGGTGGCGGAGCTTTCCCCGCTGCAGCAGCAAGCGTACACCAACTTGCAAGCGAACCAAGGCGCCTGGCAGCCCACGATGCAGACCGCGGCTTACGGGTTGCAGGGGCTCACGGGCGCAGGCACGGCTGGCGGGTTGCAGACGGCGCAAAACCAGCTGATGCGCCAGGACTTGATCAATCAGAACCTGAATGCGGGCCAATCACAGTTCGACCGCGCTTGGCAATTGGACGTGCCTGGTGCCGCGACCAATTATTTTCAGCAGGCGCAAGCCGCCGACCCGACCGCAGCGGCAGCCAAGTACTTGACCGACGCGCAAAACACCGACATCACCAACGCGGGCGCGGGGGCGTTTGTCAGCGCGCTGAACATGTCCCCAACCACAGCAGCCGCGTCTTACCTGACATCGGCCAGCGACAAGATCCTCGGCGGGGCCGGTGACACGACGCAACGCTTGCGCGCTGATCAAGCCACGGCTCTCGGCCAAACCGCGCTCGGCGCCGCGCAGCCCATGCTCGGCCGCTCGGCGCAAGCCACCGAGCAGACCATGGCCGAGCGGGCGCTGGCCGCGGCGCAGCCGTACATGCAGGCCGCGAAAGGCACAGCGGCTGAAGGCGTCACCGGGTACATGAACCCGTACACCGACGCCGTCACCGGGCAGATCGCGCGGCTCGGCGCGCGCAACCTGAGCGAGAACTTGCTGCCCGGGGTGTCTGATGCGTTCATCCGCGCGGGGCAGTTCGGCGGGTCGCGCATGGGGGAGTTTGGTGCGCGCGCCCTGCGCGACACGCAGGAAGCGGTGCTGCGCGAGCAGTCGCAGGCGCTGCAGCAGGGCTACGGCCAAGCGCTGCAAGCCTCCCAGGCCGACCTCGCCCGCCAAGCGCAGCTCGCCGGCACCGCGGGCGGCATCGCCGGGGCCGACCTGTCGCGCATGCTGCAAGGGGCGGGGCAGTTCGGCACACTGGGCCAGGCGGCCGGCCAGTTCGCCGGCCAGCAACAAGCCGCCGCACTCAACGCTGCGCAGGCCTCGGCCGCTCAACAGGCCGCGGACTATCAGCGGAGTTTGGCCGCCGGGCAGGCGCAAGGCCAGCTCGCACAGACGGCGGGCGGCTTGTCTGCTCAACAGATGGCTGCGCTCACCAACGTCGGCCAGGCGCAGGCCTCCGCCGCCGCGCAGCGCGCCAACCTGCTCGCTAACCTGGGCCAGACTGCGGGCCAGCTCACCGGCCAGCGCATGACCGGCATGACCAACCTGGGTCAAGCGGCGGGGCAGCTCACCAGCCAGCAGGCTCAGAACTTGGCCAGCGTCGCGCAAGCCCGCACCCAAGCCGGCCAGGCGCAACAACAGTTCGGGCTCGCCGCCGCGCAGCAACTCGCCGGGCAGCAAGCCGCCGACTACCAGCGCCAGGCCGGCGCGCTGGGCCAGCTGGCCGGGCTCGCGCAGCAGGAGCAAGGCATGCGCACCGCTGACGTGGCCGCGCTGGAGACCGCGGGACTCAGCCAGCAGGCGCAACAACAGCGCCAGCTTGACGCGGCATACCAGCAGTTCATGGAGCAGCAAATGTACCCCCGGCAACAAATGGACTGGCTCAGCACGCAGGTCCGCGGCATGGCGCCCATCACACCGCAAACCACGACGCAGCAGGGCTACACGACACAATTTGCCCCGTCGCCGCTGTCGCAGCTGGCGTCAGGGTTGTTCGCCTACAAGGGCGTCACGGGTTAAGGAGCAAACAGCATGGGATTTGAACTCGACCGGCTGATGCGCCAATACGGCGTGGCCACGCCCACGTTGCCCGCTGAGGCCGCGCCGGAGTACAAAGAAGCGTACCAAAGGCGGCTGGAGCAGACGCCGATGTACCTGCAGCAGCAGTTCCAACCGGGCGAATCCACCGCGCCTCCGGCGGTGACTTTTTCAGGCATGCAACGCGCAGCGCTTGCCCCGGGCGGGATTGGGCAAGACGAGGCTTCGCGCCGCATCCGGGACTGGTTTGCCGCCAACCCGGGCGCTACTGAGGCGCAGATTCGCGCCGCGCAGCAGGAGTGGGGCGTTTCGGACCTCGACATCCGCAACGCGATCGGCGCCTCTCGGCCGCGGGGCTCCATTGCGTACCGCTACGCCACCAGCCCCACCGGCATCGGGTTGTCGGCGATGAACGAGAACATCCGGCGCTACCTGGCTCAGAACCCCAACGCCACGCCCGCCGAGGACGCGGCGGAGCAGGCTCGCTGGGATGTGAGCAACGAAGACATCTACCGCGCCACAGGCAGCTACTGGGGGCGGGCGTTGACACCCGCTTGGGCCGGCGGGCCTGACCCGTTGGATCCTACGAAACCCAGGGTTGGGCCGCCAACGCCGGCACCGACGCCGCGCCCCACGCCGGCACCCACGCCGCGCCCCACGCCGGCACCCACGCCGCGCCCCACGCCTGCGCCGCTGACCGCTAGAGGCGGGCTCACGACCCAAGCTGAGAAGGTGGCCGAGTATGAGCGCCTGCGCTCCGCAGGGCTGACCGACGCCCAGGTGCGCGCGACGGCTGAGCAGGTGTACGGCGTGCAGCCCGACGCTGACTGGGCGTATCTTGTGGGTTTGTCGCGATATGCCGTTTCGTCGCCTACCGCAGCCCCAGCCCCGGTCGACCGCACAACACCGCCCAACGTCAGGCCGCAAGGCGTTACGCCCACCCTTGCGCCCACCGCAGCCCCGGCCCCTGCGCCCGCGCCTACACCGGCGCCGTGGGGAGGGCGGACCTTTGCCGGCCGCACGCTGCCAGACAACTGGGACAATTTGCCTGGCGCGCAAAAGATCAACTTCTTCAACCAGTACGACATAACCCCTGAACAGATTAAGGCGGCTGACCCGAACACCACGGACGCCGACATTCAGTCCTGGCGCACGTACATGGGGTACACGGCAGGGGCACCCGCTGCGCCGGCCCCGGCACCTACTGCGGCTCCCGCCCCAGCGGTAAGCCTGCCGGATTGGGCGATTAACCCCAGCAACCCCGATTTTGTTGGCCCAACACCGCAGGCTGTTGAGACCCTACCGTGGCAGCCGCCCGCGCCGGCCTCCGCGCCTGACCTATACGGCCTTGACACCTACTACACGCCCCCAACGTACCAGCCTCCTGCCCCTGCGCCCGCACCGGCCCCGGAGCGGACGCTGCAAGAGCTGGCTCAAGACTACGGACCTCCGGCTCCGCCGCCCGCACCAGCCCCTGCCCCTGCCCCGGCTCAGCAGTGGGGAGGCCAGACCTTTAGCAACTTTACGCTGCCTTCAAACTGGGACACGCTGTCCGGTGCAAACAAGATTGGCTATTTCAACCAGAACGCCATCACCCCCGAGCTCATCAGGGCGGCGGACCCGAACACCACGGACGCCGACATCCAATCTTGGCGCCAGTACATGGGGTACAATTTTGCCCGCGGCGGCGCGGTGGATGTTCCGCGGTTTCAGTTCGGCGGGCTGAACGAGGTTGACCGAGACAAAGACTTCGCAACTCTGGCCGAGGAATACGGCGCTCAGCCCCCGGCGGAACCTGCCCCGCAGTTGCTGGCGGTGCAACCTCCGGCCGCGCAGCAGCCGATGAACCTGGAGAGCATGCTCGCCAAGTACATGCAGCCCGGCGCCAGCTCGTACGGCGCAGAGCTCGCTGAGGCGCGCGGTCGCGCTCGCGCCGAGACCGAGGCGTTCAACAAGATGCTGCAGGACGCGATCAAGGGCTCGGGCGAAGGCGGCGGACCGTCCAAGTCGGAGATGTACTTCCGGCTCGCCGCTGCGTTTGCCGACCCGGGCAAGACGGGCAGCTTTGGCGAAGGCCTGGGCCGCGCGGCCGGCGCCGTGGCCGAGCAGAAGAAAGCTGAGCGTGAGGCCCGACGCGCAGCGGCTCGCGAGAGCCTGCAGCTCGGGCTCACCGCGCAGCAAGCGCGCATGACCGGCGCCCGCGAGGACGTCAGCTCCCTGCGGCAGCTGGCCGGCGAGGAGATGAAAGACAAGCGCACCGTGACCGCCGAGCTGCTCAAAGAGTGGACCAAGCGCAACGACCCCGTGTCCACCGCGGGCAAGCAAGCGCAGGACGAAGGGCTGAAGCCCGGCACGCCGCAGTTCCAGGCGCGGGTGCGCGAGATCAGCGAGCTGGCGGTCGACAGGGCCAACGCGCAGATTCAGGCCACGGTCGCCGGTATGAGCGTGGCGGCGGCCAACCTGGCGCTGGGGCAGGCCCGGTTCACGCAGCAGCAAACAGAAGCCCGGCGCCTCACCCCGCAAGAGCTCACGCTGAAGACCGACACCGAGAACGCTATCGCGGCGTCAGACTCCGCCATGCGCTCGCTCAAGCAGGCCTACCAGCTCAACCCCAACAGCTTCGACGCGTCGCTGCCCGACCTGGCGCAACGCAAGATCCTAGAGGCCGCGGGCAGCAAGGACACGAAACTCGTCAACACACGGACGATGGAGAACTTGCTGGGTGAGCAGGCCTTGTCGCAGCTCAAGACCACCTTTGGCTCGGCGCCGACCGAGGGCGAGCGCAAGATCTTGATGGACTTGCAAGGCATCGGTGCAAAGAGCAGGGAAGAGCGCGCCATCATCATGCGCAACGCGTACAAGTCGCTGCAGTCTGCCCGTGAGCGGCAGCAGAAACGGCTCAACGAGATCAACCAGGGCCTCTACCGCGAAGTCGGCACGCCCACAGCGGGAGGGCTGGAGTGATGGCGGACGGCGTCAACCCCTACGTCGGCGCAGCGCGCGCCGCCCTGGGCCAGGGCCTCGGCATGGGCTGGGGCGACGAGGCCGAAGCGTGGCTCCGCGCCAAGGCCGGCCAGGGCTCCTACGAGGACAACCTGGCGCGCATCCGCCGTGAGTACGGCCAGTACGCGCAGCAGAGCCCCTTCACCGCCGGTGCGCTGGAGTTCGCCGGGGGCGTGGCGCCCGGCGTAGCGGCGATGTTCATCCCCGGCATGCAGCCTCTGGGCGCAGGCCAGGTGCAGCGCAGCACGCTCGGGGCGCTGGGGCGGCTGGCCGCGGTGGGCTCAGCCACCGGCGCGGTGTCTGGCGCAGGCTCGGCCACCGAGGGCGAGCGGCTGGGTGGCGCGGGCACCGGGGCGCTGATTGGCGGGGTGCTGGGCGGCGCGGTGCCGGTGGGCATGCGCGCGGGCAAGGGTGCGTACGACTTTGCCCGGGAGCGGCTCGCGCCGACCGCGGGCTCAGTGGAGCGCCGGGCGCTGGACAAGCTCAGCCGCGCGGCGGGTGAAGCGCAAATGACGCCGCAGCAAATTGAGCGTGCGCTGCTCACCGACAAGGCGATGGGGGTGCCCTCAGTGGTCGCCAACGTCAACCCCGCGCTGGCCGAGCTGGCCGAGGCGGTGGCCCAGCGGACGGGCCGCGGCGCCCGCAAGATCGAGGAAACGCTCAACCGCCAGAAGGCCGGTTCACGCGAGCGCACCTATCAACAGACGGTGCGGGGCCTGAAGCCCGGCGACTACTACGCCGACGAGGAGCGCATGGTGGGCGCGCTGCGGCAGAAGGCCAACACACTGTACGACGACGCATACGCGGTGGGCGAGGTGCTGGACCCCAAGCTCCAGCTCATCCTGGACGCGCCGGAAGTGAAGGGCGCCTACGACACCGCCCGCAAGATCGCCGAGGCGCAGGCCTCGCTGGCGCGCATCCGCGGCGAAGACCCGGCGCAGTTTGCGCTGCGCGAGATCTACACCCCGGTGACCGACGCCTCGGGCAAGATGGTCGAGCTGAGGCTCACCCACGCGCCGGATGTGCGCACGCTGGACTACATGAAGCGCGCGCTGGACGCCAAGATCTCGGCCGGCTACGCCTCGGAGGACGCCGCCACCCGCGCCAACACCGCCGTGCTCAAGCAGATTCGCAATGAGCTGCGCGACACCTTGAAGGACCGCGTGCCCGAGTACGGGCAGGCGCTGCGCGGCTACGCGGGCGACATGGAGGTAATCGACGCGATGCGCCGCGGCTTCGGCGAGTTCGGCAAGATGGACCACGAACAGGTCATCAAGATGGTGGCCGGCATGAGCCAGTCCGAGAAGGAAGCGTTCCGCACCGGCGTGGCGCGCGACCTGTACGGCAAGCTGATGAACCCGTCCGGCAACTTCAATGCGGCTCAGCGCTTGGTCGGGTCGCCCGAGATGCAAGCCAAGCTGCAGCCGTTGTTCGACAGCCCGGCCGAGTTCGAGCTGTTCCGCGCCGCGCTGACTCGGGAGTCGCAGCTCTTCAACACCGCCAACCGCGTGCTCGGCGGCTCGCAGACCGGCAAGCGGCTGCAAATGCGCGAGGCGTTGGAGGAAGGCCCCGGCATGGGCGAGGCGGTGGCCCAGGCGGTGACGGGCGGGTTCTGGAGCTCGCTCACCGGCATGGCCGCGCGAGCCATCCGTGCGGGCGAAATGTCCGAGCGCACCGCAGCGCGACTGGCCGAGATGCTGATGTCCAAAGACCCCACCGAGGTGGCCGCGGTGGTCAGGGCGTTGGAGCAGCACGCGCAGTCCGCCGCACCCCGGGCGGTGCGCGCCAGCAGGGCCGAGGCCGGCGCGGGCACGGGCACGACGACCGCGATCTTCCCCGCGCCGAGCCCCGGGGGCGCAGCACCCAGCATTGAGAGCGGCGACATTGATGCCGCTCCCCAGGCTCCGGCCGGCCCCGACATTGAAGCCGACATCGCGGCGGAGCTGAAGAAGCGCTAGTGAACTGAGTCTCCCTCGGCGGGCCGCAGTTGCCGATCTCCTGAGCCGCCCGCCCTTCAACCCCGCTGATCGGTCTCCCGGTCGGCGGGGTTATTTTTCGGCTGATCCATGTTGACGGCGTCGCGCATGCGGAGGATGATGCGCAAGTGATGCGCCGCGTCGAGCATGCCGTCCCGCTCGGCACGCTGGATCGCGGCGAGGAGTTCGTCTTGCGACCGACCCCAGTGCAGCCCCGGACCCAATAGCGTCCGTATATAGGCCCAGGGCACAACGATCGCGGGGATTAGAAGCCCGACTCCTGAGCGACCTCTTCGATTGGCGCCTGGTCCTCGTAGCGGACGTTGACGGCGCCCTTGGCGAGGTTGGCGTGGAAAGCCTTGGCCGCGGCGTAGACCTCGTTGCGCGTCACTTGTCCGGCGAGCTCGAACTTGACGCCAAACCACGTGCCCTTGTCGTTGCTCTCCGGGACGGTGGTGACGCGGACGCAGTTGGCGAATGTGGGCGGCGTGAACATCTGCCCCGCGCCGTTCTTGAGCTTCACCGCGGCGAGTGCCGACATGAGCATCTTGGACTTCTTGATCTGGGTGGAGGTGAGCGACAGCAGCGCCTCGGTCCAGCCGCCCGTAGCTTCGTCCAGGATCAGCACGTAGTGGTTGCGCGTGTCGTTGAACCGATCGCTCTTCTCGGGGTTGACGGAGCCGTCGGGCTCAGGCGCGTAGAGCCGCCCATTCAACTCGACGATCTGGCCCTTGGCGCGGGCGTCGGCCACCGCCTCGGGCGTGGACGCGCCCTTGAAGCCGCCGCCGTTGGAGCGGGCGCCCCAGCGCAGGAACTCACGGCGATAGGCGCACGGCACGATCAGCACGCCGTCCTTGCCCGGGAACATGCGCCCGGTGACGTTCTCGAACAGCATGCCGGAGCGCGCGCCTTCGATGGCGGAACCGGACGCCTCGTCGACTTGCGGCGAACCCTTCTGCAGCACGCTCAGGAACGGGATCGCGAACGAATCCTGCCCCGCACCTTCCATGCCCTGCCCCGCGTCCGCGGCAAAGTCCATCGGCGGCAGCGCCAGCGCGGTGGAGGTCTCTTGCGCCACGGCGACCGCGGCAGTGTTTTTCTTGCTCATGATCAGGATCTCACTTTCTTGCGTTGCGTGGGGCACAGAACCGCCGCCCCACAGAGCGGTTTGCGTTAGCGCTTGGGCGCCGTGATCTTGACGCGCTGGAACGGATGCACACCGAACACGTCGAACGGAATCGCGGTGCCCGCGGCCATCTGTTCCTTGATGAAGGACTTGAGCGTGCTGGGGTGCACACGCTCGACCATCTCGCCGCCCACGCTGTTGGCGCACGCTACGGCGGCTTCGCGCTCGTCGCGGCCGAACTTGACGATGACCTCGGTCTTGATCAAGCCGCCGAACCCGTGCCGCGTCAGCCAATCGTGCGCGGCGACGCGGCGCTCTTCGGTGATGGCGCAGGTGACGTCAGGCTGCACCTCCAATGTCTCTCCAGTGTTGAGCACGAACTTGCTCAGCCCCAGCTCCTGCATGAGGTCGGGCAGGTCTTCTTGCTCCAGGCGCTGTACGTCAGCCTTGGCTGCGGAGAGTTCAGACTCCAGCCGCTCCACGATCTTGCGCGCAGAAAGCAACGTCTCCGCCATCTGCACCGCACGCTTCAAGTCGCTCATACCTGTGCCTCCACGGAGACATACGCCGACGTTTGCCGGTCCCACTTCAAAACCTTCAACAACCCGCCCGTCTTGCGCACAGCGATGCACGCCGCCGCCGCGATCAGCGAAGGGTCGCCCACAGCGATGATGTGGTCGTCGGGACCGTAGTCCTTCATCTGTTCGCGCAACGCGGCCACCAGCGGTGCGATGTGCAAGCGGTTGGCATTCGGGGGCAACATCACGACCACCTCGCCGAAATTCTTGGCGTGATCGACGTTGATGGAAGGCACCCACAACTTGGTGGCGCCGTCGTACTTCGACGGCACTTGCGGAGCGTAGACTTTCGGCACGGGACAGTTTCCTTTCTAACGGTTCTGAGGACGAATTATCCTTGCGTCGCCGCTACGCGGTCGCCCAGTACGAGTGCGGCGGTACGCTTCTTGCGGCGCAAATTCTTGGTGATCTGTTCGTCGATCGTGTTCTCGGCGGCGATGTCGATGTACACGACGTTCTTCTTCGTGCCGATGCGGTGAGCGCGGTCTTCGCTCTGCAGCCGTGTCTCGAGGTTGAAATCGTTGCTGAAGTAAAAAACTGTCTCCGCCGCGGTGAGCGTGAGCCCGATGCCGCCCGACTGGGGCTGACCCACGAAGACGCGCACATCACCGTTCTGAAACTGATCGACCGCAGCTTCACGGTTGTCGCGGCTCACCCCGCCGTGATACTGCACACACGCGACGCCCGCATCGGTGAGCGCATCCGAGATGGCGTCCAGCTCCTCTCGGAACCGCGCCCACACGATGAACTTGCCTTCCACGTCCTCGATCGCGTCGAGCAGCGTCTTGAGCCGTGGGTTGTCGCTCGACACGTAGCGCACGCCCATCGGGGTGTTCACGTACCCGCTCGTGATCTGCTGCAACTTGATCAGCGCGGCCAGCTCGCTGACGGGCAGCTCGGTGTTGTCGCCGAGCTCGATGCGGAGCTCGTCTTGCATCTTGTCGTAGGCGCGTTGTTGCTGCGCGTCGAGCTCGAACGTGATGGTCTTGTAGATCTTGTCGGGCAGGTCCAGGCAGTCTTTCTTCAACACGCGGAACGAATTCGGCTCGAGCAGTCGCTGCAGCTTGTCGAGGTTGCGCCACCGCGGCGAGCCGTCAGGGTTGCGGGCGATCACTTGCGCGTACGCCGCCTTGGGGTTGCGGCTGACCATGTTCTGGATCAGCGGATGCGTGTTGGGCAGCACGTCCGCGTACTCGGCCACGAACGCCCGGTAGCTCGTGGTGCCGAGCAAGCCACTTTCCAAGAACTCCATCTGCGCGAAGATGTCCACCGGCGAGTTCGTCACCGGGGTGCCGGACGCGATGCGCGCGCCGACCGCCATGCGCCTGAGCCGCATGAGCGCCTTGGTGCGCGCGGCGTCCGGGTTCTTGATGCGGGAGCTCTCGTCCAGTATGATCAGCGCCTTGCCCGAGAGCAAGAACCGCTCGGCGCAGGCGCACCCCTTCTTGGTCACCAGCGCGTCGATGTTCATCGCCAGCACCCGCAACGGCGGCGGCGCACCCACCGGCCGCGGCTGAAACAGCTCTTCGAGCGCCCGCATGTGCCGCGCCCCGGCGCCCGAGCGCCACGCACGCGCGACGATGGTGCCTTCCATGTGCGCGGGGATCTCGCGCGTGACCCAGTTCAGGTGCACGCCGTTGGGCGCCACGACGAGCACGGAGTCGATGGAGCCCTTGGCGTACAGCCGCTCGGCGTCCGCGAGCAACGTCCAGGTCTTGCCTGTGCCTTGTTCCATGAACAGCGCATAGGTGCGGCGCCCGACCATGCGTTGGACGGCTTGCAGCTGGTGTTGCATGCCCTGCGTTTTCATCTTCGTTCTCCGAGTTGGATCAGCATGTCCACGAGCGGTTCGGCTCCGATGCACATCGCGGCGGCGCGGAACTGAGCTGTGTTGTATTCGTTGACGTGGTCCGCGGTCGCGCCGTTGAACGTGAACACCTCGTCCGCCACCCCGACGACAATGAGCGACTGGCCGCCCCAATTGCGCCAGTTCAGGTGCCAGTTCTTCTGCACTTGGCTCAGCCCGCGGTCGCCCAGCACTCGGGTGGCGGGCCGGGCGGGCCAACCGTCAATTTGCTTGAGCTCGATGGGCATGAAGCTCCCGCCCACCAACGTGTCGAGGTCCGGGCGGCCGGCTCCGACGAGATTTTCGATGCGCTCGGTGTGCAGCCGCCCAGCGGCAACCTTGCGCAACCTATCCCACAAGCGCTGTTCCGGTCTGCGACTCACTGAGCAACTCCTGACGATTGAGGACCTTGATGCGTTCGACCTTGATCATGCCGAAGCCCGGGATCTTGCGCCCACGCACCAGCAGCACGTCCTCCTCCGCCAGCAGCCGCTCCATCGCCACGCGCCCGAGCGGCTCGTACTTGAAGCGGTCGATGCGGCAGATGATCGGGATGCCGGTGTCGTCCTTGAGGAAGAGATCGGTGAAGAGCGTCTGCCCCGTGAGCCGGCGCCCGTCGCGCCGCGCGACGCGCACGGTCTCGTTCTCGTCGCGCAACTCCTTCTTCGCGATCTTGCCGATGAACAGCACGTCGCCCTGGTCGGGCAAGCGGTCCGCCGTGCACACCACCGATCCCGCCCGGCACCCGTGCGCCACGGGGTCCGCGTAGAGCGCGGCGTACGTGCGCCCAATGGGGTAGAGGTCGGAGAACTTGACCGCCGCCGCCGCGATGCGGGCGCGGAGCTTGTCGTCCGTGCGCCCGAGCCGGCGCGCTTCCACCGCGGCCACAGCCTTCGCGGGGCCGAAGCCCACCAAGTTCATGAACCCGCCCACGAGCTTGCCGTCCTGCACGGACCAGTTGATGTCGGAGAGCTCGGGGTCGAACGCGACGTAGCCCACCCCTTCCGCCACCATCTCGCGCAGGATCTCGGTGGCTTGGTCGTCGTCCTTGGCGGAGCGCAAGCACGCCGCCGCGTATTCGAGCGGGTAGTACGCCTTCATCCACGCGCACCAGTAGCTGATCACCGCGTACGCGCACGTGTGGCTCTTGTTCATGCCCCACGCGCCGAAGTTGCAGATCTCGTTCCAGATGTCGTGCGCGGTGCGGTCGTCGATGCCGTCCTGCGCGGCACCGGCGATGAACTTGGCGCCTTGCTGGTCGAAGTATTCCTTGCCCTTGCGGCCCGACATCGCCTTGCGGATCACGGTGGTCTCGTCCCAGGAGAACTTGCCGATGTCGCGCACGATGCGCATCACCTGCTCCTGATACAGCACCACCCCATACGTGTCCGCCAACAACTCCTCCAGCGCGCGGTGCGTGTACGTGACGGGCTCGGAGCCGGCCTTGCGGGCGATGTACTTGCCCGTGGCGCCGCCGCCCAGCGGCCCCGGGCGGGCCAGCGCGGTGAGGTGGTCCACGGTGCGGAAGCTGTCCACGTGCACCT